TGGGGGTGGTGGTGGTGGTGGTGGCGGTTTTGGCGGTGGCGGTGGTGGTGGTGGTGGTGGTGGTGGTGGTGGTGGTAAAGCAAAAGACCGCAATGCAATGCTACAAAACGCGCTGATCGGTGGCGCGTTCCCGCTGTTATTCGGCGGCGGCACTGGTGCTGTAGTAGGTGGTTTTGCGGGCGGCTTCATCCCCGGCAATCCGATGATGTCGATCGTCACCAGTGCCCTCGGCACGGTGCTCGATCAGTTTGCGGCTGCAGCGATTGCAGTAGGGGCCGCCCTAATGGACACCGCTACAACTTTTGACTTTGTAAAAGAAAAAAGTCTTTTCTCTTCTAAAGAACTGGAGAAGTACGCAACTAAATTACAAGAAGCCGGTTTTGTTGCAAGTGCCAGTGCAATAGCTCAACTGGAAATAATAAGAAAAGTAGGTAATAAAGGGGTTGAAGATCTCACTGCATTAGCCAATGAAAGTGATAAGTTAAACAGAGCATTTGCAGAACTTATTGTACAGATGCAGGCGTTTATAGCAGGTCCTTTGGCAGCATTTTTAAGAGAATTAAATAAAACACTGGGTAATATAAATCAACAAAATAAAATTGCACAAACAAATCTAGACGTAGGAACTGTAGCTAGACAACTAGCAGCACAAGGTAGCACTAAAGAACTTAAAGCATTTGAAAATAAAATAGGTGAAATTAAAAGAGCAGAAGCAAGACAGTTTTTACCCGATCCTGCAGTAGCAGCTAAAGATATTCAAGAAGTAACTGCCTACTACGCGCAGTTTGCAAAAATTGAACTTAAACCTAAAATAAAACTGACTCCAGAGCAAATAAATAAACAAGATCTAGCGGTTCTAGAAAGAAGACTCGAAGCTATTAGTATTGAAAAATCACTAACGGACGCAGTAAAGCAGGCGGCCAGAGAGCAGAAAGATCTCGACAAGCAGCGAGCCGATCTTGTTCTTTCGTATGAAGAGAGCATTGGTAATATCCGCAAAAAGGTCGAAGACGAAGTATCTCGTCGTCGCTTCTCAATTCTTGAAAAAGAAAATCAACTACTCGATCTGCAGGGTCAGAATCGCATCAAGCAGCTTCAAGCCGCCAACGCACAGGAGATTGCACTGGCTGGAAAAGGCGAACGGAGCGAAGTGGCAAGCGTGGCTAAAGAGGTCGCTCAAATTGTTGCTGACTTTACCGAGCAACAGCTTTCTGCTGAAGAGGAAGCGGCAAAGATTAAGCGAGATGCTGCTCTCGATGCGCGTAAGTTCGACTTTGAGGCAATTAAGTTTAAGGTTAATATAGAAAAAGAAGTCGCAAAATTAAATATCGATACAGCTCGCAAAGTTGCAGATATAAATGAAAAAGTTAGAAGCAGCAACGAAGAAACAGATTCTAGGAAATTTGATATAGAAAAACAAATTGCTGATATTAAGCTGAAGATTATGAAGTCGGAAATGGAGATAGCCGCAAGGGCTCCCGGTATAGATCCAGAAACCAAAGAACTCTACAAGGACACAATTGCTATCCTCGACAATCGGAGTGAACTGATTAAAGATATGCAACCGCCGGCTCCGCTTCGGGGCGTCGGACAAGTTGGCGGAGGAGGCGTTTCCACCGCTAACTTTGATGCAATAGTTGCTCAAGAAGGGGATGCTATTCGAGCGCTTGTTGATGAAGCGTTGCGCGGCATTACATTAACAGCTGAACAAGCAGGCACTACTATGAAAGTAAGACTAGGGATTGTAGCCGATAATATTGACAAAGCGCTTGAGGACATTGAGACAAGAGAGGCCGATGCAGAGACAAACCGTCTTCGTCGAATTGAGCTTATCAATGCCGGGCTTACGGATAGTGTTGCTCAGCGAGTTATGGAGCTTGAGCAAGTCAAGCGGATTGCGCTTGCTCAGTACGATGTTGCGATTGCTCAACTTGAAAGCAAAATAAAAACGGAGGGAGTAACAACCGAAATTGCACGTCAAAACGCTGAGTATGTGCGGCAGATTGAACTACTTCAGCAGCGCAAAGACGCACTTGAAGGAAAATTCGGCGCCTTCGACGCAACGACAGGCACCGGCACTGGCGCAATTGGAGGCACTATAAATTCTGAGCGCGGCAATGAAATCCAGGAGTTTATTACAAGGACAATCGCAGAGCTGAATAATTTGGAAGCCGTGGCCATCCGCGTATCCGAAGGTATCGGCAATGCCATAGGCAATTCACTTGCTAGTGGCATCGCGGGCCTGATTGAGGGCACAACAACAGCCAAGGAGGTATTCGCAAACTTCCTGCGCGACATCGGCCAGGTGCTCGTACAGGAAGGCACCAAGATGATCGCCACCTACATCGCCATCGGCATCGCCAGGATATTTGCCGGGCTTGGTGGTCGTGGTGGTCTTTCAGACCTAAATGCGCCGGCCAACATTAACAATCCGCTCGGCGACTTGGGAGGCATTGGAGGTACATACGCGAAGGGAGGGACCTTTACAAACGGAATACAACCTTTTGCCGGCGGTGGCATCGTCAGCTCGCCCACGCTGTTCAAGTTTGCCGATGGTGGTGCCACCCGCACCGGCCTCATGGGCGAAGCTGGCCCCGAGGCGATCATGCCACTTAAGCGTGGCAGCGATGGCAGCCTCGGCGTACAAGCCAATGGCCTACGCGAAGCTATGAATCAGAACCGCGCAGCCGGCGGCGGCACCCCCGTGCTCAACATGAGCTTCCAGTCCACTAATATCGGTGGCGTCGAATACGTCAGCCGTGACCAACTGGAAGCGGCAATGGCACAAACCCGCCGCGATGCCTCCCGCGATGGCGCCAAGCGCGGCATGACCATGACCCTCGATCGCATCCAAAACAGCAGCTCGACCCGCCGTAGGATTGGGGTGTAATGGCTGACTTCCCTGCACTGAAGCCAACGGCCCGCAGCTTCCAGCTCGGCCAGTATCCGATCAAAACGTATCGGGCGATGTCTGGCGCGGTAGTGCGCCGCAGCTTTGGCAACCGCCCGTTTGGCTACACACTCGACCTTGAATTTGCCAATGTTACGGAAGCCACCGTAAACAGCATCTGCGATCACTACAACGGTCAAGGTGGCGGCACCTTGGGCTTCACAGTGCCGGCAGAAGTGTTTGCTGGTTATACCAGCACGCTCCAAGGCAAGGTACGCACTGCTGCCGGCATCGAGTGGCTTTACGCCGAGCCGCCGAATGTCAAAAGTGAGCTGCGTGATCGCAGCAGCGTCACCGTCAGGCTGGTGGGTGAAATCAAATGAGCGAGATTCGCATCGCGCAGTATTTCGATATTAAGCCTGCCAGCGGTGGGCAGCGTCGGTTTCAAAACTACTTCGTTGGTCAAAAGAAGAGTCTCGGTGGTGTTCAATATGACTTTGCACCATTTCGCGCCGATGGCAGTGTTGCCAATCTCAACGGTGACAATGCTATTGTCCGTGTGTTGTTCCCGGCCACGGAGTTCAGCATCAAGCTGGTGGAGGAAGGTGACGGCAACCGGCTAAGCGAGTTGACACTAACGACGCAATGGCTTAACGCCGCCGAGGCCATGGTTCGCTCCTACGTCGAGTATTACGTCGGCATCGGTGCCAGTTTCAGCGAAACCACGGTTGAACTACGGTTCCGCACCGCCATGGATTCTGTCGGCGCACAGTTCCCAGCACGCATCTTAACCCGTAGTCTTGTGGGAGACTTACCAATCAATGCTCAAATTGCACTTCAATGACCTAATTGGCTTGCCGTACTGCTGGGGCGCTTCCCCGTGGACCGGCAAAACCGACTGCTTCCAGCTTGCGTGTGAAGTCCATAGCCGCTTGGGTTACGGCGACTACACCGCCAAATTTGACTGGGTGTATGAGCTATATGACGAGCATACTTTCCCCAGGGGGCTGCTAGTGCGATGGATGCTGCAAAATGGCAAGCGGCTGAAAGCACCAAAACATGGTGCGGTGACACTATTACCTTCGGCGATTGGCTCTGCGCTCGGTACAATCGTTGAAGATGGCGCACTGTTTATCTCGCCACGCGGCGCAGTCGTCAGAGCACCACTTCCAGCCGGTGTGGGGCATTATTTCTGGATGCATCAATGACCCGCAAGCTGCTGCCTTACGAATATGACTTGATCGGGGCGCTAGGCGTTACGAAGGATGAGTATCTGGACTTCGTAGCACAGCAGCACGTCCACGAAGACATCAAGGATGGCAGCGTGTTGGACGTGCGAAATGATACAACAGCGATTATTTTGTTCGTTGTTGGTGTTTTGCTGCAGGTTGCATCAGTCTTATTGATGCCAAAACCGCCAGAGCTGGAAGGCACTGCCCAAAAGCGCGACCAGCGTATTGGCCGCCGGACGGGTTTCAACGGTACACAGGAACTTGCTAGCTATGGCGATGCGGTACCGCTGGTCTATACCAACACTAAAACCAACGCATACGGTGGCGTGCGTGTGTCAACGCTGCTGCTGTGGAGCGCAGTGCTGAGCTTTGGCAACCACCAGTTTATGCGGCTGATGATGACGATTGGCGCTTCCAGCATTGGATCTATTGACCCCGAGCGCACCGCCATCGGACAATTCGCGGCACGCGACTTGGTGCTTAGCAACGTATGGCAGTATTTCAACCCCAATGGCCCAACGCGCTACCGCGATCTGCTGCCTGTCGGATCGCTTGATGCAAAAGATCCGACGCAAGATGAACGCAACGACACTACTGCACGAATTGCCTTTGGCGATGATTTAAGTAGCCAACAAGGGTTCAGCCAAGCATTTTCACCGACAACCAGCGACAAGGTAGGCGTGACCGGATTTATTCCAGTTAATGCACAGGTAATGATTTTGACGCCTAAGGGTGAGCGCGAGTTCAAATTAGTGGACGTGGAGTTGACAGGACGTGGAAATTTCTGGGGCAACAATCTTAACCGCCCAACTGTGCCGGTGGGGACGGCATTAAGGCTGATCATCGGCGACACCAGTAAGGCGCTTATGTCGGATGACACCGCCGGCATCGCAGCGCAGGATGCTCAACGTGCTGCATCATCCATCGTGGACAATGGCGCAGTGTTCAAGGCTGGCTCAGCCAAATTTCGCGTGCGCGGCGCTAAGTACGACGGCGATGGCAACATTGAAGATTCAAAGCTAACTGTTGATCTTGTATGCATACAAAAAGGCAAGATGCCGCGACTAGAATACAACATTCGCCACTGGCTAGAAACCGGCGGGACGGAGCAACAAGAAATAAACAAAAAGATTGCAGAATTAGATAAAAAAGTGGACGACAATAAGTCTGCCATTAAAAGCAAGCAAGAAATACTAGACAGAGGATGGAAACTTGTTCGAGTCGTAAATAGTGAGGGTAAATATGATTTTGTACGAAAACAACTAACTAAGCAAGACCGCGCTACAATACAACAAGAAATTGAACAGCTTGAAAACAAAAATACCAGATTAACGAGGCAAATAGAAGACCTCACAGCGGCTAGTGCTGCGCTTGCAGTTGCACCTTTTCACACCAAAGGCTTTGCCCGCATCGAAGAAGCTGCTTACGCCAGCGTTACTAGCTGCAACGTGCTGGATCTGGCGCTGCGTTTTCAGGTGTTTCGCCGTCTTAGTGGTCGCAGCAATGTCTACGGCAGCAAGCAGAAAGATTACGGCCACAGCCCCTCAGACAACGGCGCCAAGGCACGCACTGCCATGTTTGTCGTTTACTACACCTTGAACAGTGGCACAGAAAACTACATCCCCTATATCTTCTGTTGCCGTGGCTTTAACGAGCAAGATGTATTCACTTATCTAAAGCTGCGGACACCTGGCACCCCCAAACAGTTTGAAGTGCGGCTGGAGCCCGTGGTAGATCCCTACACGGAAGTCCGCACTCTGACCATCAAGGGATACTGCTATCTAGATCCTGGCGCCAAAGCGACAACTTTAAACACAACGCGAACCGGTAACAACAAACTCACTGTTCATTTCAACGGTGTCCGCCGCGAGCCCAATGACAAAGATTACCCACCGCTCAACAAAAACCCGCGTGATGTTAGCGAGTTTGACTTGTTCAACTACGACGCCTACTCCACCTCGTCATTCGCGTTTGACAACGGCCCCGAAATCCAAATTACCGCCGTCAACGAACAAGTGCTAGAAGCGTGGGATAGCCCCAACAACGCCAACCACGACAGGATTTATCGTGGCTTGTCTAACTTTGCCTTGCACGTCGTCTCTGGCGCTGGCACGCGAGATCTGCGTAGCGTCAGCGTTTGGGTCAATCAAGGCAAGCGGGTTCGCACGCTAAACGAAGATGGCACCTACACGACAGACAAACCCAAATCCAGCTCGTTTGCGCCTGAAATATTTCTAGACACGGTTCTAGACAATGATAACGGCATCGGCGAATACGCCAAGGTCCATGCGGTCGATGTGCAGCAGCTCGGGTTGAGCAAGCGCTTCTGTCGTGTCAACAACCTTTACATGGATGGCGTCATCGCGGATCAACGCTCGTGGCGGCAATTTTGGAGCGAAGTTGCACCGTTCAGCTTGTTGGAACTTGGCAAGATCGGCGGA